TCTTCCAGACCTCAAGTCCAAGAAAATCTAACCCATCAAATAATATTAAAATTAAAAAATATATTGGGGACTGAGGATGTCGGAGTCATTTTGGACTGCGAACATTTTTGTATCAGGCTCAGAGGAATAAAAGATGAGGAATCAATATTAAGAACATCATCATTATCGGGAAAGTTTTTAAGTGAGCCATCGGCAAGAGTGGAGTTATTTAATTCTATAGGAGAAATCAAATGAATATTTCTGATTTAAAAAATGCCCCTTATAATCCAAGAATAATAACTGAGGATGAAAAATTAGCTTTAAGCAAATCTGTTTCCACTTTTGGTGATATCTCTGGAATAACCTGGAATAAATTATCAGGGAATTTAATTACCGGACATCAAAGAATTGCCGAGCTGAAAGGAAAATATAAAGAAATAACTTTTGATGAAATTGATAATGAACATTTCTGGATAATCGGTGATGGAATGAAAACTTCCTTTAAGATTCGAGTGGTGGAATGGGATGATATGAAAGAGAAAGCAGCAAATATTGCGGGCAATTCCCATACCATGTCGGGAAAATTTGAATTGGATTTAATGCCCACTCTCCTTGAAGAGATTAGGGAATTTGATTCACAAATATTTACCGATTTTAGATTTGACCAGTTAGAAAAGGATTTGGGTTTAATGGATTGGAAATTTGATGAGGATAAAATAATTAATGAGGATGAAAATCTTGATGGAATCGAATCAATGATAAAAATAAGATGCCAACAGGAAATAAAAGATACCGTTAAAAATGCCATCCTCAATGCCCTTGAAGGAATGGCAGGAGTAAAGATTGAATAAATTAAATCTTCTCTTCTCCTATGCCTATCTGAATGGGACGATAATAAATCTTTTAAATAATAAAGATATTAATTTCCTTTTGGATTCAGGGGCATTTTCAGCATGGAAATTAAAGAAGGAAATAAAGTTAGATGATTATTGTAAATTTGTGGAATCCCTTCCCTTCGCTCCTTGGAAATATTTCACTCTGGATGTCATAGGGAATCCCAAGTAAACTTTAAATAATTATAATATTATGAAGGAAAGGGGCTTCAATCCAATTCCGATATTCACCAGAGGGGAAGATATAGGAATGATAGATGAATATTATAAGACATCCGATATCATCGGAATCGGTGGATTGGTTGGGACGATGGGCAATAAGGGATTTGTGAAAGGGATAATGAAAAAAATTGGAGATAGAAAATGTCATTGGTTGGGATTTACTAATCCAAATTATATAAATTATTTCAAACCATTTTCTGCTGATTCATCTTCTTGGGCATCAGGTCTAATGTATGGAGTCATCCATCTTTATTTGGGATTTGGAAAATGGGAAAGATTGACTAGAAATAAAAAACCTTCCGCTCGAGCTTGCCAAAGAATATCAGAATTGGGATTTGATTTGAATGAATTAAAGATTAGGGAAAAGTGGAGAAATAAAAGGGCAAATGAAACTTTCAGAAGTATTCCAATGGCATCTTATATTAAATATATTCAGGACATTGAAAATAGAATCGGGACAAAGATATTTTTAGCGATTGCCGATTTAAGGGATTTGGAATTATTTATTAAATTATATGGAGAACAAAATGAGTCTATTAATTCTATCGGGAGGATTGGATTCCACCGTGGCACTTTACAAATTCAAACCCAAAATGGCACTTTCATTTAATTATGGGAGTAAACATAATAGAAGAGAAATTCAATCCGCATATAATTCATGCCTGAAACTTGGAATCCTCCATTACATTATTGATATTGATTTCCTTCAAAATTATCTTCGGTCAGATTTACTTAAGACCGGAGGCGATATTCCAGAGGGACATTATCAAGAAAAGATAATGAAAAAAACGGTCGTCCCATTTAGAAATGGAATAATGTTATCTATAGCTTGCGGAATTGCGGAATCAAATAATTTATCTTCGGTGATGATAGGAAATCATTTAGGCGACCATGCAATTTATCCAGATTGCCGGAAATCTTTTATTATTCCAATGGCAAATGCGATGATGAATGGGACTTATTCAAATATTAAATTGGAGAGTCCATTTCTTTATTTATCCAAGGAAGATATTGTCAGATTAGGAGAAAAGGAAAATGTTCCCTTTGAGGATTCTTATTCTTGCTATCGAGGGGAAGCGATTCATTGCGGAAGATGCTCCACTTGCTTTGAAAGAAGGGAAGCCTTTTATTTAACTGGAATCCCCGACCGAACTATTTATTTAGATGAAACCCCTGTAGGAGAATTAATAAATGAATACAAATCTTTACTTTATGAAAATGGAGGAATTGACGGAGCGGTCAAAGAAGATAGCGGTGGAGATATTGGATAAATATGGCCCAAGTCCAATAAAGATTTATGGACATCCAAGGGGAGGAATATCTGCGATGCTATCGGTGATAAGATATTTGCCAAATGCCAATCCAGTAACTTTTCCAAAAGATTCAGATATTATAATTGAAGATATCTATGATACTGGAAGGACTTATGAAATTCTTAAATATCATAATAAACCGATATACTTTATAATAGATAAGAGGATTGATGATATTCCAGAATGGATTGTCTTTCCTTGGGAAGAGGAATTTAAGGAATATGTTAATATAAATAGTTGAGGAATTTATGACCGCAGGAAGGCCGACAAAATATGAAGAAAGATTTTGCCAAATGTTGATTCAACATATGTCAGAGGGATTATCCTTTGAGGCCTTCGGAGCAGAAGTAAAAGTTAATAAAGATACTTTATATGAATGGAAGAAAGTTTATCCTGACTTTTCCGAGGCTCATAAAAGAGGATTGATAGAAAATCTTTCCTTTTGGGAAAGAGTAGGAAGGCAACAATCCATCAAAGGGAAAGGAAATGTTGCCGCTTGGATATTCAATATGAAGAATCGTCATGGATGGAAAGATACCCAAGAAATAACTTCACCCGATGGCCAAGCTCCAATCCAAATAATTATCAAAGAAAGAAATGCCAAGGACGATTGAATTATCTTCCAAACAATTAGAGTTTCTAAATAAAGAAAATAGAATTGGATTATTAGTTGCAGGACTTGGATTTGGAAAATCTTTTATTGGGGCATTATGGCTTCTTATGAAGGTTTTAAAGCATCCCAATTCCATAGGGGTGATGTCCTCAAAAGATTATGGACAATTAACTCAGGCGCTCGATAAAGAAGTCCTATTAGTATTATCCATGATGGGCATGATAGATGGAATCCATTTCAAAAGAATCAGAAGTCCAAAATTAACTTATCTCTTTCAAAATGGCTCAAGTATTATTGGATTGTCGGCACTTAATTATGATTCCGCTTTCAGAGGAATAAATATTAATTTTCTTCTCATGGATGAATTAGCTTTCTATGAAGAGATGGCATTTCAAACCGCCCTTGGAAGGGTGAGGAAATCTCCTTCACAGATTAGAGGCGTGACGACTCCGCAGGGATTTAATTTTGCTTGGGAATATTTTCTTGAGAATCCTCCACCGGATTCCTTTGTCATTAGGGCGACGACTTATGATAATGAATTACTTCCAGAGGAATATATTCAGTCATTAAAAGATTCTTATCCTGAGAAATTATTTCAACAGGAATGCATGGCGGAATTTATCGACCTCACCGCAGAAGCTGCCTATTATCAATTTGATAAAACATTTCATGTTGGAGAAGTTAGGAAGGAAAAGAATATTCCCATTTATGTTTCACTTGATTTTAATGTGAGCCCTTATTGCGGAATAATTTTCCAGGTTATAAATAATAAAATAAATATCTTTGATGAGATTTATATTCCCGATAATGCGGATACTTATAAGGCGGTGGAGATAATTAAAAATAAAGTAGGGATGGAAGTTAATATAATATCGGATTCAACCGGAGCTAATCGTTCCACGGTTGGGCCGGCAAATCATATCATCCTCAGAAATGCCGGATTCAAATTGATTCCCTCAAGAAATCCATTTGTCTTCGATAGAGTCCAGCATCTAAATAAAATGTTGGAAGATAGAAAAATATTAATTGATTATAAGTGTCAATATCTAATTAAATGCCTTTCAAAAACTACTTGGGGAAATAATGGGAAACTTGACCAGAGAAAAGATAAAACTTTAACTCATTCCTCAGATGCCCTTGGATATGCTTGCTTTAAATTATTTCCTCCAAGGAATGATATTCAGCGACCAATTATTATGTCCTGATATTGTTGCAAAGAGTATTATCCGATATTATTAAATCGTTGAGGGAAGATATGATTAATTTATTAGACTTGGAATCGGTAAAGAAATTATTGTCAGAGATTGAAGGCTCAGAGAATAGAGATAGAAAAATTCAGACATGGGGTGCATATAATATTTCTCATGGCGACATTCTTCCTTATGTCAGGGAGGAAGTTAAAAGGATGCTCCCTCAGTCATGGAAGCAAATGAGAATTGCCGATATATCTTTATCTGAAAAAATAATTTCCAAGATATCTCAGTCATATAAAGAAGCCCCAATAAGAATGATTCAAGATAATGAAACCGATTCTGAAAATCTTTCTGACCTTTACCAAGATATCGGAGTCAATGAGAAGATGGATGAATTTGATTTCATCTTCAATCTTAATAGATATGCCCTTCTATGGATTAATTATAAAGAGGAAAATGGAATTAGATTTGTTCCTCTTCACCCTTTTGAATTTGATGTGGTCAGAGATTCCGACGGAGAACTTCAAGCGGTGGTTTTATCTTATCCAGATTCCACAATTACTCATTCAGTCAATTATAATAATCTGGATAATCCCGATGGGATGAATCAGAGGATAGCTTCTCATAGGGCGGATTCATCTGAATATAAAGAATTTGCTTTATGGACTAAAGACCAACATATATTGGTTGGAAGGAAAATGACTC